CCTCTTTTCTAACGCTAATCCATAAATTTTCTAAGAAACATTTCGCCATGGCAACACGCAAAACTCGATCCGACAGCGCCGAAGCCGCGATAAAAGCCGCGAAAAACGCAGCGGCACCAGACCTGCGCCCGCCCGAGCATGTGCAGCTTTCTGCAAGCGCCGAACCCTACTTCGCGGATATCGTGCGCGCACGCGCACGCGAGGAATGGAACGAGCACCAGCTGACGGTCGCCGCGCAGATGGCCGAGTGCATGGTGGACCAAGACGAAGTGCGCGCCGAGCTACTGGTCGAAGGCCGAGTGATGGTGAACGAGCGCGGAACGCGCGTGGCCAATCCGCTGGTGTCGATCAGTGAGCAGCTAGCGCGCCGGCAGATGGCCTTGGGTCGTTCGCTGCAGATGATCGGCCGCGCGGTAGGCGATCCGCGCACGCCGACTAAGCAGCGCAAGAACGAAGCCGCCGCACGCAAGCTGCGCGCCGAGGTGGAACAGGAAGACGACGGCCTGCTGGCATGAGTGCTGGGTCTGTGGTAGAGTTCAGGTGTCGGATAGGGGGCACCCGAGAAGCTGGTAGGCTACCAGTTTCCGACAACTACCATAGCCGCCTTTTGCCAAGGACCGAAATGAACTACCAAAAAATCTACACCGCATTCATCGCTGACCGCCGCGCCACGGAACACATCGCCGAACTACTTGGGTACTTCGAAAAACACCACATAGTCCCGCGTAGCCTTGGAGGCACCGATATCCCCGATAATCTGATCTGCTTAACCCCAGAAGACCATTTCTTCGCGCACCTGCTGCTCGCGAAGATCCACGGCGGAAAGCTGTGGTACGCGCTAATGGCTATGTGCCATGACCGATACGGCAAGCGCTCGGCCGATTCCGGCTACCTCCGGCGCCAGCGCAAGTCGTATGCGCGAGCTCGCGCAGGCTACTCGGCGGCCATCAAGGAGCAGGCGGCGCTCGGGCTGCACCATTCGCAGACACCGGAGTGGCGCGCGGCTAAATCGGCCGAGGTGAAGGCACTCTCCAGCACCGGCGGCCAGTGGGTGCAAACCCCAGAAGGCCGCGCGCAGATCGGCGAGAAGTCTAAAGCCTGGTGGGCGAAGAACCCAATTACACCAGAGCGCCGGGCCGCCATGTCGGCTGCACAGAAGGGCAAAACGGTATCCGAAGAAACGAGGCAAAAGCAGTCTGCCGCGAAACGGGGGGTCAAGCCGAGCGCAGAAACGCGGGCTAAAATGTCGGCGGCACACAAAGCGCGCCCATGGACGGCCGAAGACCAAGCGCGCCGTGCAGCGTCGAATCGCGCACAAGTGTGGACAGAAGAACGCCGACAGAAAGTGGCCAAGTCGAACAGCATGCGCACGGTAAGCGCGGAAACGCGGGTCAAAATAGCAGCGGCGCATAGGGCGCGGGGAGACATGGCGGATCGCAACAAGGCCAGGATTTGGGACGCCGCCGCCCGCGAGAAGATAGCGGCCTTCCACCGCGCCAAACGTGCGTATTCAGAGGCACATGGTGTGCCATACATGACTGTTACGAAGGCCATGATTGCGGCCGGGGGTGCAGCATGCCCGTAAAAAAACCAATGTCGCGTGCCGACAAGGTGATCGCGTTCGCGCACAAGTACGTGCGTATCCCGGAAGGTGAATTCGTCGGCCAGCCTTTGCGACTGGAACCGTTCCAGGAGAGGTTTATCCGGGACATCTACGATTCTCCGGTTCCAGTGCACACCGCCATTCTCTCGATCGCGCGCAAGAACGCCAAAACGGCCACAATCATGGTGATTCTGTTAGCACACATCGCCGGTCCGGAGGCCATTGAGAACAGCCAGATAGCCAGCGGGGCCATGTCGCGAGAGCAGGCGGCGGTGCTATTCGGCCTTGCAGTGAAGGCCATCCAAATGTCGCCTGAATTGTCGGCGCGTATCAAGATTTTTCCCTCTGCGAAAAAATTGCTGGGGATGGCCAAGAATGTTGAGTATCAGGCCATGGCCGCCGACGGCAAGACTGCGCACGGCCGAAGCCTAGCGCTCGCGGTGTTGGACGAGACAGGCCAGATCAAAGGGCCGACCGACCCGTTTGTCGAGGCTATCGAAACCTCGCAGGGTGCCTACAAGAATCCGCTTAAAATCATCATTAGCACACAGGCGCCGACAGACGCCGATATGCTGTCGCTGCTGATCGATGCCCCGGACGATCCCCGGATCGTAAAGCACATCTATTCCGCCCCTCCTGACTGCGAACTAGACGACGAGGCCGCATGGTACGCCGCGAACCCAGCGCTAGGTAAATTTCGCTCAATCGATGACGTACGCAAACAATGTGAAAAAGCAAAAGCCGTGCCATCGTTTGAACCGGCGTTTCGGAATTTAATTTTGAATCAGCGAGTTGACCAAGTAGCAATGTTTGTTTCTAGAAATATATGGGAATCGAACGGCGCCGAGCCGACGCGCCGAGACCGGCCGCGCGTCTACGGTGGGCTGGATCTGGCCAGCACGCACGACTTGACCGCATTGGTGCTGGTGGACGCCGACGACGGCAGCGTGTATCCGTGGTTCTGGCTGCCGGAACACGGGCTGCAAGAGAAGGCCGACAAGGACAAGGTGCCTTGGGTAGTGTGGCGCGATCAAGGATTCTTGCAGACAACGCCCGGAAAAGCGGTACAATATCGCTACGTAGCACAGCATTTGCGCCAAATTTTTATCGAATTTGACGTAGAATTGATTGCATTCGACCGATATCACATGCAACAATTGCGGCCATGGCTGGACGATGCGGGAATGCCGCAGAGCCAGATAGATCGTTTTGTCGAGTTCGGGCAGGGCACCAAATCGATGACCCCGGCACTGCGAGAGCTAGAAGTTAGACTGCTGGAAGGGCAGCTGAAGCACGGCAACCACCCAGTGCTAACTTCCTGCGCCGCCAATGCGAAAGTAGTCGGGGACTCTGACGCCCGGAAATTTGATAAACGTACCGCACGGGGCCGGATTGATGGTATGGTAGCGCTGGCTATGGCCATCGGCGTGATGCCGCAGAAAACGGAAGACGAGGGCGGAACTTTGGACGATTACCTGAAAGACCTGATGACGGCATGAGCGCGATCACCAAAGCCTACGCCACCGCGCGGAAATCCATTGTGTCGGCAGCCTTCTCGCTGCGCGACGTGCTGGCCTTCCGGCAGGCGAACAACATAACGATGGATCAGCCGGGCCGTGCCACCTATCAGGACACGGTAGGCGGGCCAGACACTGCGCTGCAATTGTCGACGATATGGGCGTGCATCACCCTGATCGCGGAAACCATCGCCACGCTGCCACTGATCACGTACAAGACCCTTGGCGGCGTGCGCCGAGTGGCCGAAGACCACCCGCTGTATTCGATCCTCAAGGACAGCCCGAACGCAGACCAGACTGCCGTGGAGTTCTGGGAATCGCTCGTCGCCCAGCTATGCCTGCGCGGCAATTCCTACTGCCTGAAAAGCTATAACGTGCTCGGCCAGCTAGTCGCGCTCGACCTGCTCAATCCGGATCTGATGCGCGACCCCTACCGCGACGCTAACGGCGTAATCCGGTTCGACTACGCGGACCCGAAGGGCATGAAGCGCTACACGGACGCCGAGGTGTGGCATATCAAAGGGTTTGGAACGGGTGGCCTCGTCGGCCTGTCCCCGATCCGCGTAGGGCTGATGTCGGTGCGCGCGGCGCGCGGCGCAGAACGGGCTGCGGCGAACCTGTACGGCGGCGATATGCGCCCGAACGCGGTCATGGTTGTAAAAGAATACTTGACTCCGGACCAGCGCACCCAAATGCGCGAACTGCTGCAGAAGGGCACTTTCACCCCGAACGAAGGCGAGCGCATTCGACTGGTGGAAGGCGGCGCGACTTACAATTCTCTGTCGCTTAAGCCGGACGAAGCCCAGCTGATCGAGACGCGCACATTCTCGGTGGAGGATTTGTGCCGCTGGTTCGCGGTCAATCCTGCGCTGGTAGGCCATCCGGGCACCGCTTCGAACTTCGGCACCGGCCGCGAGCAGATAATGCTTAATTTCCTGATGTTCACCCTGCGCCCATACCTGAAGCGCATCGAATCGAGCATCAAAAAGCACCTGCTGACGCCGGCCGAGCAGACGAAATACTTTGCCGAGTTCTCGGTGGAGGGTCTGCTGCGCGCCGATACCGCGACCCGCTTCGAGATATACGCCAAGGCCGTACAGAATGGCCTGAAGACCCGCAACGA